ACAAATCAACGGTTGTACCGGGTTGAAATTTAATTTGAGCAGCCGGCAAAAGTTGTGTATTCTCTATTTGACTTGTAAATATTTCAATACTAAAACCTCTTGTATCTACAAAAAAAAGGCCGTTTCTTTTTTCGTTTAGTCGTGCGGTTACATTCTCTAAAAGAGTTTGCACCACCACGCCGGAACGAATAAATTGAATAGTACTATTTAATTGTTTTACAATATCCATTTAATACAAAATTATACCGCCTATTATAGATTTATTTTCTTTTACGCCTTTGTTTGTACAATCACAATCATCTGAGCAAGAACAACCGCAATCCTTACAAAACTTAGCAACGGGCCACAAAGAATATAAAGCGGAATTTTCACATAAAAATCGTTTCATTCTCAATATAGCTAAATTTATCTTTTCTAGTTCTCTATCTTCTTTTAATTTTAGGCCCGAAACGCCGGCAGTTTGCGCGTATTGTGATTCGTTTAAATATAAGCCATTGCTGCCGGTTTGCAAAACAATATCCGGCAACGATTGAAGATAAACACCACGCGCCGCCACCTCTTCTAAATAGTTTTTCCAAAGTGTTTCGTAATCCGGATTAGTGCCAAATTTCGGCACTATTGGCCCAATGTTTATATTATAATTGCTTTCGTCTGTTGTCTTTTGTGCGATTAAATCGGCATAAAAAGAGCGACACAAAACCGGAATTAAAAACCGCTCTTCGGCCGTTGGTATATTGGTTGCCAATAGTTGGCTATCAAAACGAGAATTAAGCGGTACGGGCCTAACTATTCCGCCGTTAACTATTTCATTGGCACTAATTAAAGTTATCGCTGCGCTCATTTTCTAAAATTATTTGATTATCAAAATCAGTGTTTTCTGTCTCCTCTAAAGGCTCCAAACCGAGCGCCGCCCGCTGTTCGTTTGGTGTTAGTACTTCGGCCGGGTTTAGGTCACCTAGAAAGCTAATAGGCATTGTACTTGTAATTTCTAGGCTTATATTATCCCAACTTTCAGACATCCACAAAGCCGCCTCCGTTATCACCGGGTTTATAAGTTTAGTTAAAATAAGGTTTTGCGCGGGTTGTATTACTGTGTTTTGTATTATCTCTAATTCGGCCCTTATTTGTTGGTTGCTGCCAAGTTGCCCGGCTACACTTTTACCGGTTAGGGCCGGAGTCCACCGGTGAGCGGTTATAATGTTCTCGCGCGCAAGTTGGGATAGTTCCAAAAAATTTCCTTCGTTTCTATCTTCCAAAATTTTAACGTCGGTTTTGGCTGCCTCATCACGCAAAACATTTATAAACATTTTAGAATTATTCCCGGTATTTGTAAACTTATCCGTAAAAGCGTCAACAAATTCTTGCGCCTCCTCCGGTGTCATATTTGCAATAATTGTAACAAGTGCGGAAGGTGTAAAACCATTGACAAATTTTGATTGATTATATTTTGGTATTCTATATTCTAATTCTGACCACAAAAACGCCGCTATCCAATCCGGCAAGCCCCAATAAGAAAAGCCGGGCGAATAGCTTTTTATGTGTATAATTGAGCGTTCACCATCCAAACCTTCGACCGCTCCGAAAGTTGGAAAAGTAGGTAATAATTTTATGTCGTTTGGGTTGTTTTCGTCCTCTAGAAATCGGTTAGATACTGCCACAAATTCGGTCGCAGTTTCGCCGCTTTCTAGTTTTTTGGGCCTACACATTGAAAGCGGTATTTGTCGCACCACAAGCCACCGCAAAACTTCGCCGTTTATCTCTATTTCTGAGCGGATAAGTTCTATAAAAGCGTTGCCATACGTCCAAAAATCGGCAAAAACTTTCGTTAAAATATCTTGTAACGTTTCGCCTTCCGGGTTGACTTTATGAATGTAATTATTTAGGCTTTGCAGTTGCTCCGGCGTGAGGTCTGCCGGCTGTCGCATTTTCGACATTGACGAAAGCAAATTGTTATTTTTGCCTTCCAACACTGTAAACCCGTTACCTACTGACATTGTAGTTTTTTGGTCTATAATTGCGTGGGTTGTCGGGCTTGTATTGTATATGCTTGTTATTTCGTCTAAAAGGTTGTTTGTAAAGTCTAAAAAAGGAACAAATTTCTCCGTTGAAAGGTCTAGATTTCTTTGTGTTGGTTCCAAAAATAAGTCATTAGCCTTCACATAACTATTTACATTTCTACGGCTAAAAGGCCGGGTTTTGTCGGTAATATCGCAACAACCCGACGCAAGGAAACCGCCTCTTTTTGGTTTCCTTTTTGGATATGTTTTTTTGTATGCCATAATATAAAATTATTCATTTTTTGGAGGTATCGCCGGCGGCGGTGTCTTCGGGTTGTTATCTCTCTTTTTTTTCTTTGTTTTGGTCGCTTTACTCTTTTCAATATATGGTATGCCGATTAGGTGCAATTCTTTTAGTTCCTCCGAGCTTGCATCTTTTAACAACCCGTTAAAAATTCGTGTACCGTCGAAAATTTTAGCGCCAACTTTGCAGTTTTCGAAACCGCTTTTTATTGAATAATCCATAATTATAAAAATTAGGGGCAGTCTTAAAAACTGCCCCGTATTAAGGTTTTTTTATGTCGTCTAAGGTGTTACCGGTACACCGGCAGCGCCGGGCGTAAATTCTACAATCAACTTAGCCGCAAACGTTCCAAGTGTTATAACTTGTTGGTTTGGGTCAGCCAATGCCGCTCCGCTTGTGCCTTCAATACCTCGCATTTTGACACGTCCAAACTTTAAATCGCTAGGGTCGCCGATTATTTTTGTTGTACCGCTCATTTCCTCAACTATTACCACCATACCGCAACAACAATTTAAAAGTTCTTGTAACCTTTGGCGCAGTGTATCACTCCAACAAGGTTCGGTAAATTCTACGGTTTGGTCAATTGAAACATTGTTATTTTCTACCGTTGTACTTTCGTTTAGTACGGCCGAAAAGTCAAGAAATTGTATTTCGTGAAACACTTTAGTTGCCACCATTGTGATGGCTGTTACTTCGTCCTCTGTGCCTCTTGTGACGCTCGTTATGTCGTCCCGTTGAGCTATCCAAATTCTATTAATTCCGCCCGAACAACAAGCATCAGCGCAAGCCAATGTTATTCCCGTTGTTAAGCAATTTGCTACTGCCATAATATATATATATTTTTTTTGTTAATTAATAGATTAGGCTAGTAAGCTACTGCCATCAATGAAGGATGTACATAATTAAACCCTAACATAAACGCCGTTCTTGTTAAGTACTCCTCTTCTTTGCGTTCGTACCAAGTTTCAAATGTGTTAATATCGGCCTCCATATTTGTACCTAAAACAAGATTGCGGCGGTGCGTCAAAAGCACTAAATTAAAGTTAGAAGTTACGCCGGGTAAAACATTAGTCATGTACTGAGCGGCTAAACCTTCCCAACGTGACATTTTGACAACTTCGATACCGTCAAAAAACAACATTGTTTTGCTGTCTTGTACTTCGCTACTAAATGCGCTTGAACCGTCGGCCCCGTCTCTAATATCTTTTTGAAGTTGTCGCCAAACCGCACGAGTTACGAGTATAACCTTGTCGCCGGCGTCAAAGGTATCAAGTTCATTCCCGGCACTGTCTACAACGTCATCGAGTAGTTGTATAGCATTGCCCGCACCAAGTGCCGTTCCGCTCAAACTGTTTACACGTGGCGTTAGTCCTTGCGTTACGAGTTGCGGAAGGTAAACAGTCCAAAGCCCGTCTACAATGTTTTGCTCTTCGTTTGCGCTTGCTTTGTCTCCAAAAAAGGCCAACAAATTAAGTTGCCTTTCAACACCTTGTTGCAAACGAGTTAAGAGGATATTTTGTAAAATTGTACCGCTTAAGTCGGCTTTTCTTACTCCGGAATTAAGAGCCTCCAAAAGTATAGTATCTTGGAATTCGTCCCAACATTGCGCTGTCTCTCCTTTTACGTCAGTAGTAGTAATACAACGCTCGTTAATTTTCAAATCGCCAACCGGGCAAAATCCGCAGCCGGTGCGCTGTCTTAAAAAGTTAT